CCCACACGTGCGATTCCCACTCGGCGGCGATGGCGTCGTAGGTGTAGGACTGGACGTGCTGAAGGCCATTCCATACGCCCATCTTCTCGCCGTGCTTGAGCACCATCGCCACGGTATCGATGCTCTCTGCCTGATACTCGGGCGACATCGCGTCACCCTTGACGTGGTATGCGGCCGGGGCCGTCTCCGGCAGCGCGCCCTTGTAGCTGCACACGATGGGCGTGCCGCACGCCTGCGCTTCGATGGCCGCGATGCAGGACGTCTCCGCGAAGTCCACGACGCCCGGATACCACATGACCGAGGCCGACGCGAGGGCGCGATAGAGTTCCGGCTTGGCCAGCTGGCCGAGCGAGACAATCCCGCCAACTTCCGCGTTCACGCGGGCGATCTCGCGGTCGTAGGCTTCGACCATCGCCTTGACGTTCGAGCCCTCGCCGTCATACATCGACTGGTAGCGGCAGATGTGCAGCTCCGCATCAGGGACGCGGCGCTTCAGTTCCGGCCACATCGCGAGAATCGGCGTCATCGCCCGTTCGGGGCGGCTGATGTGGATGATGCGATTCGGCACGCGCTCCACGTCAGTCGGCACGAGGGCCGCGTCGAAGCCGTTCTTCGTCACCCAGCCGAGCGGGGCCAACTCAGGAGCCACGCCTTCCCACTGCTTGCGGTGATACTCGGAGACGTAGGCGATCTCGTCATACGCCCACGAGAGCGCCATGAGCTGCTTCTTCACGTCGCCGTCAGGCCCGCCCGTGAGCATGTCCTGATTCCACAGCATCCGGTAGCGCGCCTGCACGCCGAGCGAGAACACGTGCGGCTGGCGCAGCGACACGAACACGTCGGCGTCGATGAGCTTCTGCGCGGTCGGCAAGTCTTCCGAGGCGATCCAGCGCACGCCGTGCGCGTCGGTGTCCGGCACGTCGGAGGAGAGCTTCGTCGCCGCGATGAACACGTCATGACCGCGCCGCGTGAGCGCCCGCGCCAGTCCGAGGCAGGCCGACTCCGATCCACCGAGGGACGTCTTGCCGGCGACGACATCGGCCGTCATCGGCACGCTGTCCACGTGGAACAGCCAGGTCAGGCGGTTACTCATGCGCCGCCTCGTCTTTCCGGGGGCGACCGGGGCCGCGCTTCTCGTCAAGGCGCGCCTTGAGCGACGCAATCTCGTCGTCCTTCTTCGCCACCAGCGCACACAGGTAGTCAGTCCAGTCGCGGAATCTGGAGTCGCGGATATCGCTCGGCGACTTCAGCCGCCGCATTTCGTCGAGTATCGGGTCCATGTATCTCACTGCCTCAAGTGAGGTTGGTAAGGTGCCCGGTGCCGGACGAATCCGACACCGGGCGTGGGCACAGCAGCCACCGTCGAGGCTACGGCGTCGGCCGTGCCATCTCGGGGGTATGCATTACCGGATGCGCGCCATCGCGTTCTGGTGATGCACTTCGAGCGTGTATTCGCCCGTGAGCAGCGACTTCTCGTTGTCGCCCGCCTTCGCCATCGCCTCGATCGAGAACGACCGGCCCTGCAACGGCACGACCTTCACGCGCTCACGCGGGATGATCAGCGCCTCGTCGTTGCCGAGCGCACGGGCGAGGATGACTTCCGCCGAGCCGAACGGCCCACGGTAGCGACGAATCACCCGCTTGAATTCCTCAAGCTGGTTGCTGTCTTCGACGCGGGTGTCGTTCAGGTCCGAAATCGCGCGGTAGCGGTTCCGGCCGGCGACGATGGCCCACGTCTCATTCGGTGAACCGCCCTGGTCGAAGATGTTCGAGAAGGCATCGCCGATGTAGAGGTGCGGGTTCGCCGTGAAGGACGACGCCACCACCGTCGAGTTGATCGTGGTCAGGAACGTCCGCAGTCCCTGCATCGTGCGGGTCTCACCGAGGCCCGTGGCCTGCGAGAACGTGCCGAGCGAGTTCACGCCGTTGAGCACGCCGCGCAGCACTTCGTTCTCGAGGCCCCACAGCATCTGCGTGAGCGCCTTCGCCTGCGCCGACGCGTAGCCGTCGTTGCCGTAGAGCTCGAGCGCCATGTCGGTGCCGCTCATCGCCACCTCGGCGCGGAACAGCCCCACGGTGTTCGCGAGACGCGTGCCGAGACGACGCACGGACGAGCCGTTGTGGTCGCCGCCTTCCACGCCCGCGAAGGCGCGCACGTAGAACTCACCGCCCGCCACGAGCGAGCCGATGGTGCCGCTCGGCCCGTAGCCGCGAGAGACGAGAATCGAGTTCGGGCCGGGAATGCTCGTGATCTGGAGCACTTCGGCCGAGACTTCGTTCTCGAGCAGCGTGCCCACGGTCAGCGCAAGGCCGAGCCCGTTGATCTGGATGCCCGTCGCCGCCGTGGCCGAGTTCACCGCCGTCGAGGCGATGATCCGGTTCGGGACGAGGAAGTCCTGAAAGTATTCGTGACGGGTGGAGAAGGCGAAGACGCTCGAATCCCCGAGGAAGTCGAGCAGCGCCGTCTCCTTGGGGGAGAGCGCCGCCACCGCAGCGGCGACATCCTCCTGCACCTGGTTGGCAGTGAAGCGTTCGTTGGACGAGAGGCCGGTAAACGGCATGAGTGTAGCTCCTTACGTGCGACTGGTCGCAGCCTTGAGAAGTGCGCCGATGTTCGCCTCGGTCGGATTCTCGGCCACTTTGGCCCGAGCGTCTGACCGCGCATCGCCGGCGACAGGCGGGCGCCCCGCAAACGTCGTCCCACCGGGCGCTTTGCCCCCCTTGGCCGGGGCCACCGCGACGTGATGGGCGTGCGTTTTCAGGTAGTCCGCCACCAAACCCTCGATCGTCACGCGCTGGCCCTTGTCGTCGACGCGAGGTTTCCCATCCGCGTCCTTGACAAATTCCGTGAGTGTGTCGTCGAGGTCTACTTCCGCGCCCAGCAGGCGCTCCAGTTCGTCCAGGCTCTCGGCACGCGCCCCAGAGGTCGCCGCCGCCGCCCGAATGCTTTTGGCCACCGACTCGCGCACGCGTTTCACCGCCGCCGATGTCTTGGCCTGTTCCGCCGCAATCAGCTCGGCGTTCTTCTTGTCGCGCAGGCTGAGGGCTTCCTCGTAGCGCTTGTCGCGTTCGAGCACGCCGATTTCGAGCTCGTCGGCCTGCTTGGCGCGCTGGCGCAGTTTCTCGATCTCGACCGGATCGGCCAGATGAGGGGACAGGGCCTTCTCGGTCTTGTCCGCGCCCTTCTTGTAGGCTTCGTCGATGCGCTTATCGAGAAATCGCTGCAACTGTTCCGGCAGCGTCTTAATGCCGCCGCTTTCGTCGAGTTCGACCGTCAACGTATCCGCCATCTGGCGTCTCCTTACGCGTTCCCGCGCTGTAAGCGCGTCGTGATGCGGCTTTGAAGCAGCCGCGTAATGGCCTCGGCATCGCCGGGGCCGACGTTGAAAAAGTCACGCACCACGCGGGACTTGCCCGCGCCCGTCACGGCGTGATAGATCGCCTTCTGCTGCGGACTGATGGCCCGCGAGCGTTGAATCAGCGTCGGTCCCTTGCGCTTGGCCATTAGCGGGCGAAGCTCAAGGTGACGGACTTTGCGTCCGGGGCGACATCGATCGTGATGGCGCGCAGCATCTCGCCGCTCACCGTCAGGTCTACGCCACCCGTGCCAACTCCGGCTTCGCGCTTGGTCTTCGCGTAGCCGTCTGAATACGCGGCGAACGGTTGCCCCGACGCATCCACGCCACGGGCCGTCCGTTCGATGATCCGCTGCCGGAGCATCTGTCCGACAGCGGCCATGTCCTCACGCGTCACAATGGACACGTCCTTGAGGTCGAGATTCACGCGACGCACGGTGAAGCTCATGCATCCCTCAGCACGCGCCAGAACGCCCACAGGACCGCACCCGCGAACACGACGCCCGCCACGGCGAGCGTGATGACGAACGCCACGAGCGCGTCCATCACGCGGCACTCCGCTGCGTCTTCCGCCCCGCCTTGAACGCTCGCGCACGATCCACGCGCTCCCCGAATCCCGGCGCACGCGTGCCCGTATCCGCGAGCGCGATGAGTTCTGGATCGGACACGGCCATCCAGCTATGCCGGCAGTTGTAGCCCCCGCCCGTGATGAACGGATTCGGCAACTGGCCGTTATCGAGCGCTTCAATCGCCGGCTGCGTGCGCACCATGCCGATCTGCGACAGGCACCACTCGCGCACCATGCCATCCACCGGCCCGACATAGAGATACGCCTGCTGGTCGTCGGCTGTCGGTTCCGCCGCGACAATCTGCCGGCCGACGATGCTCACCTGCGTGTCGAACAACGTCTGCGCCTGGGCGCGAGACTTCTCGATCGCCTTCGCCAGCACGCCGACAATCTCCGAGACAGGGCGGTCGGTGTAGGCGGAGAACATCGCCGAGCGCCAGACCTGGTG